GCGCTAATAACTGCTTTCTCGTTATAGCGGATATGCTCCTCTAACATAACGATTGATTGATCTAATGACTCCCTTTGTTCTTTTAAACGTGCTAATAGCTCTTTATACATAAATGACACTTTCCCTTCTTTTTTGGTTTTTCTTGCAGCCTTTCCTAACTATCGCTAAACACATAATAATTAAAATATCTTTCGCTCCGGTTCTTGGATCTTTACTCTTACGTCCGATCCTTCAAACTCCCAGCCGGAAAAGTTAAAGCCTCTAGAGAGGAAATTATTTAATGATCTCTCTACTCCCTCGGCATTACATTCATAAGATAAAGTTCGTTGATTCCTTTCGCTAAAAACCTTTACCTTATATTCATCCAAACCGTAAACCTCATCCATACGCACATAATAACCAAACTCCAAACCGTTAACCTTTAAAACCTCTACAAACTTTCCGTAAAATACGCTACTTTGCGACTTTTCGATAACGTGATTAACTGTTTTCATTTTTTATTTTCCTCCTGGTCACTTAAATTTATATAAACCGAGGAGAGTAAACCCTCCCCGGATCTTATTAAACTGTTTGCATGTGCTTTCTACGGATAATAGGCTCCATTATTTCGTTATAGCGCTGGATATCTCTATCTCCCATTGCTATAGATAATTCGATTAACGTTTCTAGCGGAGCGTCATGTAGGTACTTAGAGAAGAACTCCTCCGCCGCCTCCTTTTGGCTCTCAAGCTGCTTTTCAAAAGCGTATTGCTTACGAGCTTTAACCTCCGTTACACGTTTTGCCTTTCTTGTTAAAAGATCCATTTTAGCTTTACTCATTTTGCATTTCTCCTTTGTTTTTTATTATCGCTCTTGCGATAAATTAATAATATCAAATATAGTTGCACTTGTAAACACTTATTTTAAAATTTGTCGAAAACATTTTGTCGATTTTTCAAAAACATTGTTATATAATCCTCTAGAGTCATATTTTGCTAATGGAGGTTAGATTATGAAAAAACTTTTAACATCTTTTTTAGTTCTTATTGGATTAGTAGTAGGCGGCTCCGCTGCTTCTGCTGCGAGCGGCTGGGGAGTATCCGCTAATACGACAAAACAAAATTATTCTTATGCTACTGATAAAGAGGTAGTAGTAGCCGTGAAGAATGACAATGCTTATAGCGCTGGAGCAAACTTGCAAGGGCAACAGTACGTTAACGGTAAATGGGTTGATTTAGATTGGAATAGTCCAAACCCTTTGGATCCGGAGCAAAAGCATTACGATACTATCGATATTAAATACTTTTATGGTAAGACCGGTATCTTTCGCTTTGCTGTAGATGTAGACCGCTACGATAGTGAGGGTTATTGGACTAAATACGACGGTACTTTCTATACAGATGTTTTTTACATCCGAAACTAAACAAAAAAGGAGATCCGCTTATATGGATCTCCTTTTAGTTTCGCAAAAGCTCTGCTATTAACATCTTTAGCCGCTCCGCTAGCGTATATTTTTTTACTTTCATCGAATATGTGTATCTATCTAGTCGTCTATCGATCTTGACGAATAAATTATAATCCCTCGGATCCACTCCAGCCGCTCGCATTTTGTCCATTACTGGAGTAGGCTCAAAAGGGCTATAGTGAATATAATTCTTTTCTAAAGCGAATTGTCTAGCCTCGTCCGCTGTTAGCGTGATCTTTTTCGTTACTTCCTTCACGTTTTGGAGCCTCCTTTACTATCCTAAACAGATATCGAAATACCTGTCTATCTGTAATATTGATCGTCTTATCGTTAATGACAATTGTATATCCTACGTCGTTTCTATGCCCTAACAGTTTTCCCTTTTCTCCTTTTGCTACCTCTACTTTATGCCCTGTAGATTGAGTGTCTAAAGTAAAGTGCTTTCTCGCTTCTACTTCTTGGATCATTTTTTCCCCTTCTTTCTAGGTAGAAATGTAAATACAGCTCCCAAAATCCATAACGCTAGTATAGCATATCCAATATGAGCTAATTCCGTCTCCAATTCGTTAGCCTCCCTTTAGATAATAATCATAGTTGTAGTCGGATCTTGATCTCCTCTATAGCCTCTAGATCATCGTAGTTCTCCTTTAGCTGCTGTAGCCATGTTTGATAAATAGCAGCGTCTACCATAAACTCATATTTTCCTAACTTAAAATAAAATTCTTCTGGAGGATCATACTCCGGCTCCTCTCCCGGCGGTAGCTGCTGGATCTCTTGCTCCTCGCTTTCCGGATCCTCTCTCTCTAGCTCATCGTCTAGATCGCTGTCTAGGCTCATATCATTTAGATCTTGCAAAGAAGCGAATAAGCTATCTAGATCCTCATTATCTAAACCGGTTAAAGATAGCTCCGGCGTATCCAGCTCATTAACTAAAGCGGCTAATTTATCGAAATCCCACTCCGAGCCTACTTTTTCGTTATTAAGCGTGATATTTAGAGCTTTCTCTTTCTCTAGAGGGATCTCAACTATAGACACTTGAGCTTTCTTTATTCCCTCCTCGAGATAAATATAATAGCGCTGGTGTCCGCCTACTATATTCCCGGTACTTTTATTATAAACAATTGGTAAAACCTCTCCGAACTCTTGCAAAGAGCTTTTTAACTTCTCATATCCTTTATCTCCTCTCCGTAGGATCTTTCTCGGATTGTATGGAGCTGGATTTAATTCGCTTAGTTTTACCTCTTGTATATTTATCGCTCTAATCATAATATTGTCGCTCCTTTTGCAAAGAAAAACGCTACCCTTTTGGATAGCGCCCTCTCTTTAGTTGATAATAATAACTAATGTTTGTGTTTTCCAGTAACAAACAATTTGTTTTACCTCATCGGAAATAACTACGGTTATGAGCTGTCTACTCGGTTAGCTTTAACACGTTTAGCGTATTTTCCGGATACGCTGTACGAGCTGTTAGAGATCCTCGTACTAATCTATAGCAATAATCTATATGAGAAAAATAGTTGAATGGACTTTTCAATAGTATTTTTTGGACTCTCATAGTTATATAGAAAATTGCTCCCTGTAGAAATATAATACTACATATTTCAGAAAAAGGAATATTTTTTTACTTGGACTTTCGACAAATACCGCTAAAACAATAATTATCTTTATCTATGGCACTATTACGAGAGATCTATGTCTCATCGATTGGAAAATTTTCTAGTTAGTCGCCAAAATGTGACAAATTATGTTATCATGTTTTCTGTTAGACAAAATTAAATACTGGGAGGTTAAAAGTTTATGAGTTCTACCGCTTATGTAGATGTTTTTACAGACGCTAGTATTTATCAATCTACGGCTAGTTATGTAGTCCTTAAAATTTACATGCAAGGTAACTACGGATTAACTCGTAAGGATTGGAAAGCTACAATCCAAATGTATAACAAGTATTCCGGGAAATATGTTAATATCAATGCTCCGACGAAATACGGTTATGTATCGCCTACGAGTCCATCTAGACGTTCATACTCAACTCGTAATTCATTCCCTCGCTATATGAAAATGAACTCTTTCCGCTTTAAAGTTGCTTTTAGAGCTTCAAAGAGTCGCTCGTATGGATCTTGGGCTACAAATTACTCAAACGGATTTAAAGTTTATCCTCGTCGATAAGAGGAGAAGGGAGCTGTCATTATGGCAACATTAGACGAACAAGTAAATTATACTGAGGGATCGACTACAGAAGTTGAATCTATCGAGGGTACGGAGGTAGAAAGTAACTATATCCGTACTTACACAATCATTAAAGGAGCTACTGATATTTCGGAGGATCCGGAGGCTATCGGTAACGACTACGTTAACGAAATCTCATACGGAGCTAACGGTATTTCAGCTAGCGGCGTAGGTTATGACTCTCATGAGTTTGCTACTACACTATTAGAAGTAGACGACGTAGGGCGAGCTATTTCTAACCAAAACTATGAGGATATGATTATCGGAGCTAAAGTTAAGCCATACGGCGACGGCAGCACTTATAAACAACCTTCATTCACTCAAGATATTGACGGATACACTACTGTTAGCGGATTGTTAGCAGTTGTTAATAGTGCGGATCCTATCGTAAACGGAACATTGTTAGCTACTTTACCGGTTGACGTTGCTCCTAACCAACAAGAAATCTTTGTTGTTAATACGGACGCTGGTTTTGCTCGAGTAGATGTTAAACCGAGCGGACAAATTACGGCAACTTTACCGACTGGAGCAAGTGTTACAAAATACATTTCTCTAACAGGTTTACGTTTCCCAACTCGACAAGGTTAATAAAAAAGGAGCTAGGATTTATATCCCGGCTCCTTTTTTATTTATTCTTCCTCCAGCTCTACCGTATGCCCTAGCCCTCTTAAATACTCCGCTATATCCTCGGCATTTCTACGGAGAAAACAGATAGCTTTCTCTCTCACTGAAAAAGTATGTTTCCCTCCATAGATCCCAACATAATAACCGCTCTGTTTACTTTTGATAATGTATTTTTCCATTTTAGGCTTGTCCCCTTGTCTTATTCATTTGATTTAATTCGATATGCTGTCTAGCTTGTACTTTTTTCAGTATGTTCACTTGCTCATGTATATAAGTCCTAGCGTTCTCCCAGCGCTTTAGGTTACGGATCCACTCGCTCTCCTTTTTGCGAAAAGGGATAAGATCCTTTTGAGCCATATACTCGGCGTCTTTTTGAGTATATTTCTTTTTATCCGTTCCCTCTCCGTTTCTATATTTAAAATAGAGATCTGCCTCCGCTTCTCTCCTACTGGAGTAAGCGTCCTCTTTCTCTCCTAAAGCTATAGAGTGTAATTGTCCCACAATATCCAAAACGTGAGCATAAGCTACGATTTTCTGCTCGATCATCGTATCCTCGTCCAGTATTTTAGCGGTATTGTGTACACTTAGAAGGTTTTTATATAATTGCTCATAAGATAACGAAAACGTTAACTCACTCTCCGAAAAATTTAACTTTTGGCTCAAATGCTTTTACTCTCCCTCTTTGATTTCTAGCTCTCTAATGATTTCTAACATTTTATCTTTATGAGTATTATCGTAGAGCTTCATTTCCTCGAGCTGCTCTTTGATCTCTAGGATAGCTCCCTCGAGATAAGCGATACGGCTATCTTTTTTCTTGAGCTTCTTTTTCCGCTTCTTATCCGCTTCTACATCGATTTTATCTAACCGCTTTTGCAGCTCCTTTATATCACCAAAAGGAGGAATAAGCTCAATAGGAATATTTCTCGGATCATAATAGTTAATACGTCCGATAAGCTCAATTTTCATATACTCGCCTACATGCCCTACATTTAGCGGAATAAAATCAAATGGATCTGCTACGGTTGTTTCGTCCTCGATATATTCCTTTTGCCAATATCCCCGGATCCCTTGACCGTTTAGAATAAGGTTAGCAACTTGAGCAAGCATAGCTCGATTTTGCTCCTCTGTATATTTCGGATAACCGTTATAATTTAATCGTTCAAACTCTTTTTCTAGATCGTTTCTACCCATCTTTCGCCCTCTCCTTTTAATTCCTAATTTTTTCTCGATAAAATCCATCGAGTTAACTAACAGATAAAAACCTCCTGCTGCTATAGCTACATTTCTCCATAACTCTAGATCAATCATCGAGTTTAACAGTGATCTTTCTCTCTGTATTGTTTAAATCCGCTATCCGATCCATGTAAGCCGGAGACGAGTAAAAATATACTGTCATAGGCTTAATTCCTAAATGTTCGGCACACTCTTTAGCGGTTCCCATTACTAGCAGCTTTTCCCCTTTATAAACGGCGTATTGCTTATATTTTCTCATTGCTGCTCACTCTCCTATATTATTCTTTGCTATTAGATCCCTAACCTCATCGGCGTATGGTTCATTTACATTAACAACATAATACATAGGTAGCGGATTTCTACCGGTTTCTACTCGATACTCGTAAACAGTATGCAAGATATCCTCGAGCGCTTCTTTTTGAGCTGGAGATAAACAATCGTCAACATAATCAGATTTTAAAACAATGTAACTTTTTATATTATTTTCCGGCATAATGTTAGCCTCCTAAAATGTAATGTAATTCCTACTTGAACTTTTGTTCAATTACTTTTTCTTTTTCGGGCTTTTCCTAGCGTTATGATTCTCCAGCACTTTAGCAGGAGTTAAACTAGGGTTAATCTTACAGATCAAACGCCCTTTATAAAATCTTACAAATAGATAGCTAGGCTCATTGATCCGTAGATAAGATGTAACGAGATCCTCAAACTTTCTTTTTCTTTTGGCTGGATCTGCTATACCTCTACATAGCTCTATATATACGTGGGGATAAGCTACGTAATATTCTCCATGTTGCAACTCATTCATATTATCGCTACTCCTCTAATAATTGTATTTAGATACATCGTGATTAGCTTGTATAAACTTTTGGACTTTTAGGCATTTATAACACCATAAGTCTTTTACGTGTCCTCCTTGGTAGCTACGGCTTTTCTTAATGCCTCGATAGACTACATAAGGCTCCAAACAATCCGGACAATGTACGACGCTTTTAGTAATGGCTCTCCTCGGTACAATTGGATACCGTCCTTTACTATCCTCTTTTCTCCCCATCCTCGCCCTCTCCTTTTGATTAAAGTAAAGCCGGGATCTATGCCCGGCTCTTGTAGTTACTTGATAACGTGATCTGTACGATTATGGTTATATTCGTTCTTTTTGAAGTAAGCCGCCTCGATCTCTTGCTCCGTAAAGCCGAAATGATCCCCTAGCCCTCTGAATAAAGATAAAGCAATATCAAAGGATTTAGCTCCCTCGATATGTACTACAGCGTTAGAAAGAGCGAAAATTTGATCGATAGGATCCGCTAGGATAACCATATCCGAGGAAACAGGTACGGCGCTTAGATCGTTCCCTAGACTCAAGATAAAATGCACTCCATCGACGTACTCCGTTAACGCCTTTTCTCGATCCATCTTTTTAGTAGACCAAAATTTAAAAAGCTCTTTCCACTCATTAGCAAGCTCTCCGACTTCTACCCATAAAGCGAGTTTACGTTTTTTAAAGGTTTCGCCTTTAGTAGTATTAGCTTTCAAAAGATACTCTTGATCTATTTGTTTTTGAGCTTTAAGCAGCGTAGGAAACTCCCAGCGGCTCGAGCGAATTGTTAATTTAGTGTTTTTTACTCCGCTCATTCTTACAATGTCCATTAATTGAGTTTTTGTATTAGCGTCCATCTTTGCACTCTCCCTTTAGTTATCCAATGATATCTAGTAACGATGTAACTCCTAAAATTAAACTTGCAGCCATATTGAAAGAAAAAAATACCGGTCTATCGTGATCTAAAGCGTCTTTTGCGAATACAGCACAACAAATAGAAAACGCTAAACCATAATACTCACTTGGAATATCGATCATGTTCCTAACCTCCTAGAATGGTAGATCATCGTCCGAAATATCTATCGTCTCGCCGTTATTAGCGAAAGGATCGTCGTCTACCCTTGTGTACCCTTGATTATAGTCGTCCGGAGGAGTACCGCCTCCTCGTCCGCTGTTGCCGCTAGCTCCGTTATAACCGCCGGATCCGCTAGAGGCGTCATTCTTTTTTGGCTCTAGAAACTGTACGCTTTCCGCTACGACTTCAGTAACATAAACTCGGCGTCCGTCTTGCCCTTCATAAGAGCGACTTTGTAACTTTCCATCTACTCCAGCTAAAGAGCCTTTTCCTAGAAAGTTAGCGGCGTTTTCTGCTTGACGTCTCCATACAACAACATTGATAAAATCCGCCTCTCGCTCGCCCTGCTGATTAGTGAAAGTACGATTAACCGCTAAAGTAAATGTAGCTACAGCCGCTCCGCTTGGAGTGTAACGTAGCTCCGGATCCTTTGTTAAGCGTCCTACTAAGATAACTCGATTCATCATATTAAGTTTTCCTCCATTTTCTTAAAAGGCTTACTCATGCCCTTTACCTCGATAAATTCCTCGTTAAAAAATTTAATGCTTTTGATATTGGAGATCTTTCTTTTTTCTCCGTCAATATCTATTATAGATCCCACTCGGAAAGTGAGATCCTTTTCAATGCTTTTGTAAACCGTAAACGGCTCCGTTTTTGAGTTAGTACGTTTACTCATTATCCGCTACCTCGTTTAAAATATTTGAAATCGTGGAGCGCCCTACTCCAAAAAGCTCCGCTATATCTTTTTGTCTTACATCCGGGCGAGCTTTTCGTAATTGACGGATAGCCTCTCTTGTTTCGTGAGGGATATGTTTACCGCCGTTAGCCGTAATATGTCCGCCTCGTTTGCTGGAGCTTATATCCTCCATCGTTTCGGCTGGATCAATAAGCGGCTCGATCAATGTAGCGTTTTCCGATTTTATCGGAGCTTTATCAAAACTTGCTACGCTAATGTAAAAGCCTATTTCTTGGAAGTCGGGATCTACCACTCGATCCGGCGCTCCATGTACATCATTAATGTTAATTTGTAACTCTAATCCGAAAACGTCAACTAGGACAATATCATTTAAAAGGTTCTTCTTTACTAGCCCTTTGAAATTAACTTGCTCGCCCTCGCAATCGATACCTTTAACTTGTACCGGAGTCCCTAGTTTAAATACGTCACTATCAAAAGCCCATTCTTTTTTAAACATCTTAAAACACTCTCCTATTATTCTATTTTTTTACGTTAGACTCTCCTCTAACAATTTCTATCTTATCACTAAAGCGATAATAATACAAGCACGAAACGACAACATTATTAAAATATTTGTCGATTTTTTCCCCTAGCTGTCATAAATTGCTTTATTACAATTCCGTTAAAAGGGTTTAAATACAAAAGAGAGGGCGTATATAATATAGGAGTAGTTATAAAACATCCTAACGCTCTCTCTTTAGATAAGGGATCTCGGACTCTCCGCCGGGATCTTTTTTTATTTTTGATCTAACATAAAAGCCTCCAGTAACTTCTTAGTAGGAGCCTCAATGTAATTCATGAGCCATAGATCCCACTCGTCCATATAATAAAATTCTCCATAAAGCAGCTCTAGGAACATTCTCCATTTATCCGCATATACTCGGCTGCTATGGCATAAAGAGTGATGAGTCTCACATAAAGGGACTCCATTTCTCCATACACCTCTACCGGATCCGGATCTAAATTTAGCATGATGATAATGGATATAAGGGTTTCCACACTCGGCACAATGAGCGCCTCCGAAAGCCTCATCTATCTTTCGCTTTTCTTTATCAGAAAACTCGCTCCTCACTTTCTTATGAGGTACTTTTAAGCCGTCTCTTAATACTTTTAACTCCTTTTTGGTTTTCGGCTTGCTCTTTTTAACCGGTTTAGGGATCTTTTCTACAAATTTAGGTTTAGCTCTTAGAGTAGACTTGCTCTCGAGCTTCTTTTTAGCCTGTAGAGGCTTTTTTGCTTGCAAGCCTCTACTAGCCTTCTTTTCTTTTTTCTGTGGTTTAGGAGCTGGATTAAACTCGCCTCTTAAATCCATTCTACTTGCTCCTCTTTAGGTTGCTCCGGATCTACTACGCCTTTGATCTTTTTAAGATCCTTTATCTCTTGTTTCATTTTCTCGATTTTTAGATCATACATAGTTTGCTTTCTCTTTAGATATTTATTTTCTTTTTTAGCTGCTGCTAGCTCCTCGGCTAGATCCTCGTTAACTGGAGGCGCTTCTACTTGAGGCGCTTTTTGCTCTTGGTGAATATATTTAGTATCCTCCTCGAATATTTCAGCAAAAGGCTTTAGTTTATTTGTTCTCGCTTGAGTTTGACCGAATACGATATTTTTAAATTCCTCTACAGTTTCTTTAAATTTACTTACGTTAAATTCCATTTTAGAACACTCCTCTAATTTTATTTAGTAATTGTATAAGTTAAAGCGGCGATAGCTAGGCAAACGATAACGGTAAAATTCATACGCTCGTCTTTTTTATCGCTAGCAATAAGCCCAGCGGAAAAGATAAGGATTAGTAAGGATAATAAAATCTTGAAAAATAGTAACATATGACTCTCTCCTTTTTAGCTCGCTTGATCGAAGCGGCGCTCTAGATTAACAAATTTTGAATACTCTTTGATATATGCTAACTGAACAGTACCGACGGATCCCTCTCGGTTTTTGGCTATTATGATCTCGATAATATTTTTATTATCACTCTCTTTATCGTAATAGTCGTCTCGGTAAAGAAAAGCTACGATATCAGCGTCTTGCTCAATTGATCCACTTTCTCGGATATCCGATAACATAGGGCGCTTATCTTGACGCTGCTCTACTCCTCGGGATAATTGAGATAGTGCGATAATCGTACAATCCAATTCATTAGCCATAACTTTTAAAGATCGAGAGATCTCACTAATTTCTTGCTCTCGAGATCCTTTAGCTGCTGTAGGTTTAATGAGCTGTAAATAATCGATGATAATTACGTGATGTTTGTCCGGGTGAGCCTTTTGATTTTCTCGGACTCTCGAGCGGATCCCTTCTACCTTGATCGTAGACTCGTCGCATATATCGATATTATCCTCCCAGTTGCTTATTTCTCCGGCTGCCATTGTATATTTACTCCAATCGTCACTATTAAAGTTTTCGATAGGGTTTTTAACCTTCATACCGTCGATATTCCCTACACTGGAGATCATACGGTTAGTTAGTTGATCCGCTCCCATTTCTAGAGAAAAGATACTTGTAAAAACCTCTTGACGGTTATTTTTCATAGCCTCCGGAGTGATCGAGGACTTAATTAGCCCTTGACCGATATTTAAAGCAAAAGCGGTTTTACCTACAGACGGACGAGCGGCTACAATGATTAACTTTTTCTTTTCGACTCCCTCGAGCATAGTATCGAGATCCGTAAAGCCTGTAGCGGATCCGGCTAGTCCACCTTTCATGCTCTCCATTTTGTCGTAATTTTTAACTAATTGATCTCGAATAGAGAATTTAGTAAGACGTTTTCCGGTTTTCTCGATTTCGTCGAGAGCCTCTTTAGTTTTAAAATCGATTGTATCGTCTGCGGAATTGCTCATAGCTTCTTTGTATACTAGATACCTAGCTCGGCTCCTCCAATGCTCGATAACGAGATCCTCGTAAAATTTGAGGTTCTCCGTAGTAGCAATCGATCCCATAAGATCGGATAGATAAGAAACGCCGCCCACCTCGTTAATACGCTCTTTAGCCATTTCTACAAGCGAGACTAAAGTAATAGGAGCGCCGGCTTTATGGATTGATTTAAACCATTTAAAAAGTTTTTGGTGTTTAGGCTCGTAAAAGTGATCCGCCTCGATAATAAGATCGTTCATTAGATCCGGATCGGTTAATACCGATCCGATAACTTGACTCTCCGCCTCGTAGTTATAAAAATTAGTTGCTGTCATTTCTAGCCGCTCTCCTCTGCTTAATGAAATCCGGTACGCAATCCTCCGGGATGTATTTTAGAGCCTCTTTCTTTCGCTCCTCTATACGTAAATGCTCATCCTTTGCTAAATATCCGCTATTAGCTGCATAGTTTGGAATCCCTCGTAGCTCCGCAATGGATGGAGGAAATTTTTGTTTAGAGATATGCTCTCTTAGATTAATCAGAACGTTTTGAGGATCTTGATCCGCTAACATTTCGTACCAAAAGTTAACCTTTTCCTCCGTAATCTCGAACATATCATAAGCCTGATTAATTAAGGCGAAAAGCTGTATTATTTCCCTCTTTTCCATGAGGTAGCGCCTCCTTTTCCATCATTCCACGTAAAAGATCATTTTTGCGCTCGCTTTTAGAACTACCGGAGTTTAATCGAGAACCTCCGCCAGCCGCTAACCGAGTAGCCTTATCATTTTGTTTTTTCATCTGCATAAATAACGTATCGTATTGTTTACGGAGTTTATCCGGGCTTAAAATGTTGCTCATCCAAAAGTCGCTATCTTGGCTCCAATCAATAACCGCCTTTATTTCCTCCGGCTTTCGTTTATCACGCTCGATCATTAAGCGGATAACGTCGCTCCATTTTTGAGGGTTAGGCTTTTTAGCGTTCGGATTATTATCTAGCATTCTCTTATACAACCATCCGGCGAGTTTAAACTCTACGTCCTCTTTAGAGTAAACTCGTTTCCCCTTTTTAGCTTTCTCCTCTTTTACTGGAGCTAGCTCCTTGCTTTTTGCTGCTTCTAAAAATTCGCTCATATCCTCGTTATCCTCCTCGGTTACTACCTCCGGCGGCGTTACTGGATCTTTTTCCTTTTTCTCCTCTTTAGGCTCGTCCTCTTGGTACTCGCTCCATTTGAGGATAGTTATAATCGAGTAACGGCGACTCGAGGCGTTTTCTACTGTTATATTCCCTAGCTTTTCTAGCTTTTTAACCCAATTCCATAGCGTCCGGTCTTGCACTCGCTTTTTAGGCGGTACTCCGTCATTAAAATCATCTGTTAGCGATTGTCGTCCGGTTATAAATTGTCCTGCTTCTAGCGTTACTTTCTCTCCGTCGAAAACAATTTCTCGTTTACAATGTGAGGCTTTCATAAGACTGTACATCCATAACCGGAGGAGATCCGGATCTTTAAATATTTCGCTATGTTGTAATTTTCTATGTATCTTGATCCATCCAGCGCTCATTGTCCGAGATCCTCCTCTCCGTTAGAATGTTATGTTTAGATTTTAGTAGGCTTGTATTTATAGTATTTCGTGGATCTCTCGGCTGTATATGAGTTTACTAGCTGGATATGTCCCTCTGACTCAAGGCGTTCTACATCCATTTTTACTTGATTTCGACTAGCTCCGGTAAAGTCCACTAGATCGCTCATAGTAAAATATTGATCGTTTGAATACTTTTGACAAATAAAGATGTAAGTTAATCGAGGATAAGGATTATGTTTATATCCTCTCGGTAGGTTAGGGATTAAAAGCAATTCACCTTCTTTGCCTCCGATCTCTTTATCTACTAAACCCTCAACAAGTCGCAAACGTGAGTAAAGATCTTTTAGATCCTTGCTCGTTAGCTGCTTGTCCTCCATAACAGCAATAGATAAAACGCCTTTAATATCTTGGATACCTTGTTTAATGTTTTCCATGTTCTCGCTCTCCCTTTAGATAAGTTTTATATGAGGAGGAGTAAAATTACTCCTCGTCTTGCTCCTGCTCGATTTCTTCCTCGCTCTCCTCGAGAAAGTCCTCGCTAATTAATGCCATAAACGGAACATCCAGCGCTCGAGCTAACTTTCGAGTAATATCTAGGCTAACTCGTTTAACTCCGCTTTCGATCTCGCTAATATGTGATTGACTAACCTCAGCTAGTTTAGCTAGCTTATTTTGACTCAAGCCGGCTTTAATTCGTAATTCCTTCAACTTTATTGAAGGTGTTTTATTTTCAGTCATAATGTGACTCCTTTCGATGTATATCGCTATAACTATTAACTTCTACTGTAGTTTAACACTCCAGCGATAATATTACAAGCTCTTTTTGTCGAATTATAATAAATTTTGTTGTCGGTATTTGATGATCTTTTTATAAATTGTCGAAACGTTAACGCCGTAATGCTCGGCTATGTCTTTACGCTTCATGCCTTTGGCTAACATTTTCTTTAAAGCTTTTGCCGGGATCTCACGCTTTAAAGCTGGTATTCCCCACTTTTTCCGGTACTTCCAAACGGTATTTTTTGTAAAGTTGTACATTGCTGCTATCTCTATATCAGTATGTGCTTTAGCAAGCTCCGTTAATCGCTCTTTCGTTAACCCTTCTTTATTGGCATAACGACGCTCTTTAATTAATCCCCACTCTTTCATTAGGATATAAAGGGTACTTTCCGAAACCTCCCATAGCTCGCATATCTGCGCTCTATTGAGTCCTTTTTTATCCCGGAGATAAAGAAACTCGGTTTTGCTGTATTTATCTTTTGCTTTACCAAAAACTAACTCTATTCCCCATCTATAACGATATTTCCGTATCGTAGCTAAAGATACGCCTAATTTATCCGCTATCTCCTGCTCTGTCATAAACATGCACATATCTTGTAATTTTTCTTTTGTTAGCTTTTTAAGCGGAGTGTATCGATGACTATATAACCCGGTTTTTCCTGTAAGCTCCCACGCTTCTTTTCTCCGAAACATCGTAGCTCGAGATATGCCGTATTTCTCCCGGATCTGTCTATCGTTCAATCCGTCGTTACGTAGATCTATGTATTTATCCTTGGTGAGATCCAGCGCTTTAGCGTGTACGTTTTGTACTATGCCATACTCAAGGACGCCGCCGAGCTGCTTTATTTTCTTTCCGATCTTGCAGGAAAAAATACAATACTGGAGCGGCTGTCCGTTTTGTTTGCGTAGCTCCTCTTTAATTTTGCAGCCTTTACAATGCTCATTCTCTAGATCATCAATTCTGTTTAAAACCTGTAAATGCTTTTGATCCATTTCTACACTCTCTCCCTTTAGTCCAAATAAAGGAGCGGCTCTCCTCCGCTCCGGTTAACATTAATCTAAAACGATCTCTTTTCCGTTATGGATGTAAGTTTTTCCGTCCGCTACATCCGTAACCTTTGCTCCTTGCTCCTCTTGTAGAGCTTTGTCGATTTCCTCCGGAGTGATATCGATATTAGTTTTTTGTTCCTGCTGCTCTTGCTCTTTTTTCGCTTGCTCCTGCTCCTTTTTAGCTTTCGCCTCTTGAGCTTGTTTCTTTTGGATACTTCCTAATAGGATAGCGTCTACATGGCTATAATCTTTGCCCTCCGCCGCTTTCTTTTCTAGGTACTCGTCCAAACCGTCAAGCGAGCCGTTATTTAATTGTTTCCATTTCGCCTCCAGTGTAGCTTTTGTTACTTTAGGCTTGTCCGGCTTACGTTTATTATCGTTTCCACCTTGTCGCCCTCGCTGCTGCTGCTTTTTATCATCTTTGATAATTTGATCGCTTTCCCCTTGCTCCGGATCGTCGCCGCTAGCAATTTGAAAGTTATTCAAGAAATAGTATTTAATACAGCCGGAATACGCTTTATATAATCCTTTATCCCCGGAGTCCGTAGCCTCCGCTTTGTTGTACTGGATATCCATATAGCCGGTATCATTATCCGTTAGAGTAAACATCATTTTAACGGTTGTTAGCCATTGCTCGCCCTGTTTTGTTTTAACAATCTCTTTCTTATCCTCGACTAACTCCGTATCGAGTGTTAATCCGTTTTCTGATAGAAGAATACGAACGCCCTCTTTAACGTCGCTCTCTGTTGAATAATGGTATTTATGAAAGCTGTTATAGCCGTTTTTAGGAATACGAGTTACTCCAGCGACTACAGCCGCCTTTTTCTTTTTAAGTTGAGCGAGAAGTCCTAAAACCTCTTTTCGCTCCTCTAACGGCAACTTTTTAATTTCATCGATTGTATACATATTTACTCTCCTCTTGTTTGCGTTTTTCGTTTACCATTGCTTCATGTATTAATAAATCTAGCTCTTGAGAAAGGCGGATCGTTTCCGGATCCGTAAACCCTTTACTCATTCCAGCGGCTACCATAGCGGAGCGTAGAGCGTCGATTTTACTTTCTAGACCAATCTTACTATTCATCTTTTTTCGTCTCCCTTCGACAAGTTCTAACGTTATATTATCTTATTAGCGATAACTTGTAAATAGTTTTTTGTCGAATTATCGAAAATAAAAAAAGATCCCGATAAAAGGGATCTATTGCATACTCGGAGGAGGAGCCATTTTTGCTACAAATGGTTTTATATAGTCTCCGCCGGATCTTATAGAGTTAATAGCATAGTGAGTTTTTGTTTTCATACAGTCCTCTAGGGTTAACGGTCTTAATTCATCGAGCAAGTCTTTATACGTATTTTTCGAGCTAGAATATATGTGATAGTGAGGTAAAGCACTTTTAATGATATCCCGGAGATCTGCGTTAATTTGTTTCCATTCATGAAACATCCAAACGTACCCGACTCTCCATTTACGACTTTCTACGGAGGCGTTTTTCCAAACTCGAGCGCTTTTAGAATACTGGTGAGGCTCATCCATCACAACAAAGAAAGGGAATTGATCCTTTTCTTTTCGGAGCGTCATAGCTATGTCTATTTTCGTGCTAATAAGACTCCCTATAATCTCGACGCCCTCCTCGCCTACAATACTTTTAGGAACATCAAATATAATTGCTTTCTTTTGGCTCATAAGCTCGACTAGATCTATGCCCTTATCGGCATTAAAGCAGCTACTTAGAAACTCGTCGCCTAGAATTAGATCAAAACGATTTAAAATAGGCTCGAGGATCTGTCTCCGGCGTCCGTCGCTATGCTCATGTAAATCTTGTAGCGTGGTTTTATGGATACCGTCCGAGAGTCTCGAAATCGCCTCCTCTCGAGTTTTTGGCTCCTCCAGTATAGAAAGTATCTCCGAGAGCTTTCCGCTCGTCATAGCCATAACAGCGGCTCTTATATAACGGCTAGTTTGTGCGCCTGTCTCGTCGGTTGTGTTATTGAAAAAGGAGAGGATCGTATTAGCTAGCCTCCCTTTTGAGTTTTTGCTATGGTATGCCTCTCGCCAATCTAAAGAGATAGGCGTCTCTCCTATATTGATCCGGATTATTTTCTCCGGCGGTAACTTACTTTTTAATTCTAGCCCTATCTCTCCTTTAGCTGGATCCAAACATAAA